GGGCCATTCATAATGAGGCCCTTAAGCATGTTGCCCAGGGAGCTAGAGAGATACCTCCCGAGTCCCTTCGATGGGCCGTTGATGACTATAAGTCCGGCCTTATGAAGGTTTTACCTGAACATCTCAGAAAATATCCAAAACTCTGTGTACCCCTATCTGACCTGGAAATGGTCAATGGAGTCCCAGAAGCACTCTACATGAAGAAAATTCATATGGATACAGCCATTGGTCCTACTATGGTTGGTCCTAAGATGTGGAGTTATATTTTTGAGGAACTAGAACCCCGCTCTGATGGATTCAAATTGCATCGCGTATCAGAACAAGGAATGAAACATTACCTTGCTATGGTTGCTTGCATACGATCTGGTAAGAAGTATGGTGTCCTAGCCAAAACGTGTCTGAAAGATGAAGCAGTTGATGAAGAGTTAGAAAAAGCTCGCATCTTCTATATTTTAGAAGCTTTATTTGCACTATTGGTACGGAAATACTATCTTCCAATCATTGAATTCTTCTCTCGTTATCCACTCATTAGTGAGTGTGCAGTTGGAATTAACTGCGCTGGTCCTGAATGGGAAGCGTGTATGCAACATTTGCAAGAACTCGCTACTGATCAGATGATGACAGATTGGGATTTTAGCAAGTACGATCTTAAGAGATCTATGGATGTCATGATGGCTTCTCTCCGCTTAATGCGTGATATTGGAGAAGCTATGGGATATTCACAAGATGATCTTCTAATAATGGATGGGATTGCAGATGAACTTCGCAATCCTATTGTTAATTGGAATGGAACTATTCTTGATCTCTTTTTATGGACATCTGGAAATTCCTTGACTGTATATGGAAATTCAGTCGAGAATGCCCTACATCAAAGAGCCTCATTTCATTTTAATGGAATACGAGAATTAGGAGATGCTTTTTACAAACTCGGAACTTTTCGAGAGAACGAAAGAATCTTAACTTATGGCGATGATGGAGGCAGTGGATGCAAACCCAGTGTTCGGTCCCTTTGCAATTTTTCAGCAAAGAAGAGATACTTTGATTATATTGGAATGAAAATCACTGATGCCCACAAAAGTGATAATCCAGCAGATGTAGTCCATCAAGACACTACTGACTTTTTGAAACGTCGTAGTGTTTTTCACCCCGAACTGGGTGTTCGAGTAGGAGCTCTTGAGTGGAGCTCTATTATGAAGATGGGACACATGAGTGCGTCCAATGTTGATCCAGAGGAGCTCGCATTGTCAGCAATGAATAATATGCTGGCTGAGAGCTTCCTGCATGGAAAAGAACCATATGAGACACTTCGCGCACAGTTAATACTTGTAGCGGAAGATTCCCATTATTGGTCAGATCAACTCACTGTTGACTATGATACACGAGTCACAGATTGGATAACGAAGTACCTCCCCCCCCCACCAGCCGGAAGTGTTTAAAATCCGGGGGTTGTGGTGACAACCTTCAC